CGTGGAGTGAATAATGGCTCAGTGGAATAAAAATGAACAAGATTATTTAAATCAGGAAAGAACACTTTTTGAAACCTTTATGATTGCTGACCACTGGGGTGAGCAAACTAACTGGGTGCCACAGTTCACTAGTAAGAATAGATTTAAGGTATCTCCCTTTCAGACATCATTCTTTAACACCTTTCAGTATGGTTTAGAAACTGATGTTTGGGAAACCAGCACTACGGGCACTGCCTCTGCTGTTCATAATGTAAATGCTTCCAATGTCACGATGTCAGTTGGCAGCACTGCTGGGGATAGAGTAATCAGACAAACCCGCCAGGTGATGAGATACATTCCTGGTAGAGTATCACTGGTATCTTTTGCTATTCGTATGGAGACTCCAGTAGCAGGAGTTCGCAGAAGATTTGGTATGTTTGACGGCAATAATGGTGCATTCTTTGAGGATAATGGTGGCACATATTCTTGTGTTCTTCGCAGTAGTGTAACTGGCACCCCAGTAGAAACAAGAGTTACCAGAGACAACTGGAATGGTGATAAGTTAGACGGAACTGGATATAGTCAAATCACTGCTGATGCAGAAGCAGTCCAGATGATTAACATCGAGTATGAATGGTATGGTGCTGGTCAAGTAGTTTTCAGTTATACTATTGACGGTGAAACTCATGCTATTCATAAGTTTAATACTGCAAACCGTCAAAATAGTGTTTGGAGTTCCACTCCGTTCCTTCCCATCAGATGTGAACTGGAGAATGTAACTGGTGCTGCTGGAACTCATTATCTGTACCAAGGTTCTAACTCTCTTACCCAAGAAGGTGAACCAGAGAAACTTGGTACACTGATTAGTTATTCCAACCCCATCACTGGCACTACAATGCTAGCAGCAAATACATTTTATCCTGTCATAAGTTTGCGTCTAAAATCTGGTGCTTTGGCAGGTATCGTGTTGCCAAGGTCTCTACAGGTAGCAACAAACGATAACACGAATGTATTCTGGAGACTGGTTGAGAGTCCGACTCTTACTGGTGGAACTTGGATAGACCATCCAAACCCAGATGCGATTACTCAGGTGAATACTACTGCGACTGCTGCTACTGGTGGTGTAACTATTCTCTCAGGTTTTACTGTTGGTGGTGGTGCTAGTCTGATTGAACTTGACGACAAGGCATCACTACAGATTGGCAGAAGTTCTTTGGGAACTGTGAGTGATATATACACTCTAGAGTGTGCTTCACCCAACACCAACAAAGCAGCACTGGCAGTCCTTAACTGGTTGGAACAAAGATAATATAGGAGTTTTATTATGAGTGAGCAGTATCTTGGTAATCCACTATTAAAAAAAGCAAATACTCCTATTGAATTTACTCAAGAACAAATTGAGGAATTTATTAAGTGTAAAGATGATCCCGTTTATTTTGCAAACAATTATGTAAAAATTGTTACTCTTGATCACGGACTCCAAACTTTTAAACCTTATCATTTCCAAGAAAAGTTAATTAATAACTTTCACCAACACAGATTCAACATTTGTAAGATGCCTCGTCAGACAGGTAAATCTACAACTGTTGTATCTTTCCTTTTACATTATGCAGTATTCAATGATAACGTAAATATAGGTATTCTAGCAAACAAAGCAGCAACTGCTAGAGAACTATTAGACAGATTGCAAACAGCATATGAAAATCTGCCAAAGTGGATGCAACAAGGAATCATCTCTTGGAACAAAGGTTCTCTTGAACTTGAAAACGGAAGTAAAATCTTGGCTGCTTCTACTTCTGCTTCTGCAGTTCGTGGTATGTCATTCAATATCCTATTTTTGGATGAATTTGCGTTCGTCCCAAATCACATCGCAGATTCATTTTTTGCATCAGTATATCCAACAATTACTTCAGGTAAAAACACAAAGGTAATTATCGTATCCACTCCACATGGTATGAACCATTTCTACCGCATGTGGCATGATGCAGAGAAAGGTAAAAACGAATATGTTTTCACGGATGTTCATTGGAGTGAAGTTCCTGGACGAGATGAAGAGTGGAAAAAACAAACGATTGCAAACACATCAGAACAACAATTCAAAGTTGAGTTTGAATGCGAGTTCTTAGGATCTGTAGATACTCTTATTGCGCCAAGTAAACTCAGAACCCTCGTATACGATGCTCCCAAGACTCGTAGCGCGGGTTTAGATGTTTATGAAGATCCTAGTGAGAATAATGACTATCTTATCACTGTAGACGTTGCTAGAGGCGTAGGAAATGATTATTCAGCGTTTACTGTAGTAGATATTACTCAGTTTCCGCATAAAGTTGTCGCAAAATATCGCAATAATGAAATTAAACCAATGCTTTTTCCAAGTGTTATTGAAGAAGTTGGTAAGAGTTATAATGAAGCGTATATTCTTTGTGAAGTTAATGATGTCGGAGATCAAGTAGCAAGTATTCTCCAATATGATTTGGAATATAAAAATTTACTCATGTGCTCAATGAGAGGAAGAGCTGGACAAATTGTAGGACAAGGATTTTCTGGAAAGAAAACTCAATTGGGAGTAAAGATGTCCAAGACTGTAAAAAAAGTTGGATGTTTAAATCTCAAAACAATGATTGAGGAAAATAAATTATTTTTAAATGATTATGAGATTATATCAGAGCTCACCACTTTTATTCAAAAACATAACTCATTTGAAGCAGAAGAAGGTTGCAATGATGACTTGGCAATGTGTTTGGTAATCTATGCATGGTTAGTTGCACAAGATTATTTCAAAGAACTTACAGATCAAGATGTAAGAAAAAGATTATATGAAGAACAAAAAAATCAAATTGAACAAGATATGGCACCTTTTGGGTTTGTATCGGACGGATTAGATAGTAATAGTTTTGTTGATTCTGAGGGAGATAGATGGTATACGGATGAATATGGAGATCGTTCTTACATGTGGGAGTATATGTAATGGAATTAGATGGACAGATAAGACTAGGACACTTATTACTATCAGATAGAAAGTGTAGAGTCTGCGGAGAAACAAAAAATTTAATCGAAAGTTTTTATAGAACAAGAAAAGATAGAGGTCCTGTTGCATCCTCGTATTCATATGAATGTAAAGAATGTACCATAAAAAGAGTAGTTATCAGCAAAATGACTTCATCTGTTTTTGATAAATGGGAATATCCAGACTGGTAAAAAAATCACGTCATGTTTCCCCTATCAAAAATGTCTTTTTAATAAATATTTTCAGATAAACTGAGACTTTCAGGAGAAAAACATGGCGACTCCTCAATTATCTCCCGGTGTAATTACGAGAGAAGTTGACCTTACTGTTGGGAGAGCTGACAATGTTCTAGCAAATATTGGCGCAATTGCTGGACCTTTTTCAATCGGTCCTGTTGAACAGGCGATTGATATCACAACAGAGCAAGATCTTATCAATACGTTCGGAAAACCAATTTCAACAGACACTCAGTATGAGTATTGGATGAGTGCTTCCTCATTCCTCTCATATGGTGGAGTTCTTAAGGTTGTTAGAGCAGACGGTTCAACCCTCAACGGAGCAAACGCTGGCGTTGGTGCCGCATCTACAACTAGTGCTAAAATCAAGAACTTTGACGACTATAACGCAAACTGGTCATCAGATTCAGTAGCATTCACTTATGCAGCAAAAAATCCAGGAACTTGGGCAAATAATTTAAAAGTTTGCTTTATTGATGATTTGGCAGATCAAATAATCGGTATTAATACAACCAGTCTATCAGATTTAGGCGCTCAAGTTGGTTATGGTATAACAACTGATTTAAATGGAAGTTTAGCTGGAACTGGAGTAGTATCAAACTTTAGTGGATACCTAAAGGGTATTATTACTGGAGTAACTACAGATTCAACTAATGGAAATAGCACAATTTCTGTAAAAATTACTTCAAGAGTTTCTGGAGCTGGAACTGAAACCGCTATTAATTATGTCGAACTAAATCCATTAGCATCTTTTGAAACCAACGATACCTTACATTTTGTCAATAATTCTGGAATTAATACTGGTTCCACTGGAACTGCAACAACTATAGCTGATTGGTATGATAGTCAAACTTTAGGACTCACAAATTCAACAATTTATTGGAAGCAAATTGCATCTAAACCAATATCCAACCAATATGTGGTTGAAAGAAATGGTAAGAATGATGCAATGCACGTTGTAATTGTTGATGATACTGGAAGCATTACTGGAGTCCAAGGAAACATTATTGAAAAGCACCTTAGTATTTCCAAAGCTGCTGATGCAGTATCTTCGGTAAATTCTCCTCAAAAGACTTGGTACAAGAATTATCTTGCCAATTTCTCAAACTACATTTATGCAGGAAGTAATCCTTCATCTGGTGCGGACAGTTATTGGGGAACAACTCCAGTCGCAACTGGATTCTCAGCATCATTTACTAAATATACCACTGCCCAAGGACTTTGGGGTCAAAACGCACAGGGTATAGTTTATAGTGCAATCGGCAATAAAACATATACTTTAGGTAGTGGAGTTGACTATTCTGCATCTGGCGGAATGTCAGCAGCATTGGGAGACTTGGTATCAGCATACAACCTATTCTCTAACAAAGATGAAATCTCTGTTAATTTCCTAATTAATGGACCTGGGCTTTCATCTGAATCTGAATCTCAGGCAAAGGCAAACCAATTGATTTCGATTGCAGAATCTAGAAAAGATTGTATTGCAGTTGTTTCTCCGCATAGAGGAAATGTTGTTGATATTACCAATACTTCAACACAAACTACAAATGTAGTCAGATTCTTTAGCGCACTGTCTAGTTCTTCTTATGCAGTTTTTGATAGTGGATATAAGTATACCTATGATAGATTTAATAATCTATTCAGATATATTCCATGTAATGGAGATATTGCTGGACTCATGGTTAGAACTGATATTCAACAGTTCCCATGGTACTCACCTGCTGGACAATCAAGAGGTGTTCTAAACAATGCAATTAAACTTGCATTCAATCCAAGCAAGTCGCAAAGAGATTCTCTGTATGAAGCAAGAGTTAACTCTATCATCAATCAACCTGGAACTGGTGTTCTCCTATTTGGAGATAAAACTGGATTAGCATATGCATCTGCATTTGATAGAATTAATGTCAGAAGACTGTTCTTGACAGTTGAGAAAGCATTAGAGAATGTTGCACAAGCACAACTCTTCGAATTTAACGATCAGATTACCAGATCCAACTTTATTAATATTGTTGAACCATATCTTAGAGATGTTCAGGCGAAGAGAGGTCTTTATGACTTTAGAGTTATTTGTGATGAGTCAAACAATACTCCTGATGTAATTGATAATAATGAGTTCAGAGCTGACATTTTCTTAAAACCAACCAAATCAATTAATTATGTCACATTGACTTTCGTTGCTACCAGAACTGGTATCAGTTTTGAAGAAGTAACTGGAAGAGTTTGATTCTTAAATTAATCACACAAGGAGGACTCTAAAATGTCTAATCTCAAAACTATTACCCAGTTCAGATCAAAACTAGCAGGTGGCGGCGCTAGACCTAATCTGTTTGAAGTTAATATTAACAACTTCAAATTTGCATCGCCAGGTTGGGACAACGATACCTTCCAGTTCCTTTGCAAAGGTGCTCAACTTCCAGCATCAAATGTTACCCCTATCGAAATTCCTTTTAGAGGAAGAACTTTAAAAGTTGCGGGAGACAGAACCTTTGATACTTGGACGATTAATGTTATTAATGATGAAGATTTCAAACTGAGAACTGCTTTTGAACAGTGGATGAACGGTATTAACAAATTGAGTGATGGTAGCGGAGCAACGCAACCTAACTCATATATGGCAAATGCTATTGTTCATCAACTTGGCAGAGGATATAATCAGGGTGCCAAATCTACACAAAATAGTGGAGCAGGAGATGCAAGTGCTGGACGTACTGGCGTTAAACCCCTAAGAACTTACTACTTTGATGGCATTTTCCCAACTAACATTGGGGCTATTGATTTGTCATATGATACAGGCGATGCTATTGAAGAGTATACAGTTGAATTCCAAGTTCAATACTGGATTGCTGGTTCAGATTCAACCACTGGTTCTCCAACTGATCAAACTAACATTTCAGTACTCTGATAAATAGACTATAACGCACAGTTAAACAAATAAATTATGGCAAAACTTTTTGGTTTTTCTATTGAAGATAACGAACCAATATCTCCATCTACAGTTTCCCCCGTTCCTCCTAATAATGAGGACGGGGTTGATCATTATCTAAGTAGTGGATTCTTTGGTTCTTATGTAGATATTGAGGGAGTATATAGAACAGAATTTGATTTAATTAAAAGATATCGTGAGATGGCACTTCACCCAGAATGTGATAGTGCTATTGAAGATATTGTTAATGAAGCAATTGTATCAGACACAAATGATAGTCCAGTAGAAATTGAACTTTCAAATCTTAATGCCAGTGACGGTATTAAGAAAAAAATAAGAAACGAATTCAAATATATCCTCTCACTTTTAGATTTTGATAAAAAGTCTCATGAAATTTATAGAAATTGGTATGTTGATGGGAGATTATTTTATCACAAAGTAATTGATCTTAAAAATCCCCAAGAAGGAATTCAAGAATTGAGATACATTGACGCAATGAAAATGCGTTATGTAAGGCAGGAAAAGAAAAAAGAAAGCGATAAATATCGTCTCTCTAATATGAATAGAGACAATCCAATGGATTATGAGTTTCCTGAAATTGAGGAATATTACATTTATAATCCAAAAATGACATATCCAACCAGCAACCCATCATCTTTAGGTGGACATGGTGGAATTAAGATGACAAAAGATTCTATCACTTATTGCACTTCTGGATTAGTTGATAGAAACAAGGGTTCAACGCTTTCATATCTCCACAAAGCAATCAAGTCACTCAATCAACTCCGAATGATTGAAGATAGTCTTGTTATCTATCGTTTGTCTCGTGCTCCAGAAAGAAGAATTTTCTATATTGATGTAGGAAACCTTCCTAAAGTAAAAGCAGAACAATATCTTCGTGATGTTATGATGCGTTATCGCAACAAACTTGTATATGATGCAAGCACTGGAGAAATCCGTGATGATAAAAAATTCATGGCAATGCTTGAAGATTTTTGGCTCCCTCGCCGTGAAGGTGGTAGAGGAACTGAAATCACCACACTCCCTGGTGGACAAAACCTTGGTGAAATTACCGATATTGAATACTTTAAAAAGAAGTTATATCGCTCACTCAATGTTCCACCATCAAGAATGGATGGGGAAGGTGGATTTAACCTTGGACGTTCTTCAGAAATTCTTCGTGATGAAGTTAAGTTCAGTAAGTTTGTTGCACGTTTAAGAAAAAGATTTTCTTACATGTTCCATGACATGTTAAGGACTCAATTGATTCTTAAAAATATTATTACCCCAGAAGACTGGGAGATTATGAGTGAGCATATTCAATATGATTTCCTCTATGATAATCACTTTGCAGAACTCAAAGACGCAGAACTTCTTAATGAAAGACTTAATATGGTTCAAGTAGCAGAACCATATGTTGGCAAATATTTCTCTCAAGATTATGTAAGACGCAAAATTTTACGTCAAACTGATATTGAGATTATCGAACAAGATGCCATTATCAAAAAAGAAATTAAAGATGGATTAATTCCAGATCCAAATGCTCCCGTAGATCCTACGACTGGAGTTCCACTAACACCTGGACAACAACCAGCAGGAATGGATTTAGGACAACCAGTAATGGAACCAAATCTTGATTCCCAAGGTGATGCAGCGGCAGAAGCAAGTGGCAAAATTGCAGAAATGCCCAAAGGGGGCGAGATATAAATAACAAAGATTACTTATAGGTATTAGAAAATGGATGATTTACTGGATATGATTATTGCTGACGAATCACCATCCCAAGTTAGTGATAAAATCAAAGAACTTCTTTTTGCAAAATCTGCAGAAAAAATTGATACTGTTCGTCCCGAAATAGCGACAACATTCTTTGGGGAACTGCCCGAAATAGAAGATTGATTAATTAATAAATAACTAAAAGTGTATTCAATAAAATAATGGCTCATAGACCAGTTGGGGCTGGATCCTCATTTGCATTTACTGCCGGTACTGCATCAACATCATCTCCATTTTCTGTTCAATCTAGTGTTCTGAGAGTGGTTGCTGTTGGTGGTGCTGCTCATATTTCTGTTGGGGGAGAACCTTCAGCAACTGCTACTGACTATTATGTTCCTTCTGGAGGAACTGCCACTCTTGCTCTTACAAAAGCATCAAACAGAGTTGTTGGTGTTACTACAGGAACAACAACTACAATTACAGTACCAGAAGGAACTCAAGTTCCATTTGGTGTCGGTGACTACGTATCTCTTATTGGTGCAAATGACTCTAATTATAATTTTGTTCACCAAGAAGTTTTATCTTTAAATACAACATCTAGCTTTGATGGATATCATCAAACTAAAGTTACAGTAAATTATAATTCAAGCGGAATTGTAACAGCATTTTCTTCATCCGACGCGACTATCATCAATTCAAACAAAGTTTCTGCATTTGGAGTAGGTGCAGGTGTAGTTTATCATCAGCAAGTTCAAATCGCAGGAGACGCTTAAAATGAAGCTTATCAGAGAAGAAATCGAAAAAGTAGAAGTCCTCACAGAAGGAACTGGAAAAAATCAAAAACTTTATATTCAAGGACCATTTCTTCAGTCAGAATGCGTAAATCGTAACGGTAGGATGTATCCCTATTCTATTATGGAAAGGGAAGTAAAGCGTTATACCGAACAATATGTAGATAAAGGTCGTGCTCTTGGTGAGTTAGGTCATCCAGATGGACCTACCGTAAATCTTGATAGAGTTTCTCATAAAATTGTTTCACTAACTTGTGAAGGAAATAATTGGATTGGTAAGGCTCAAATCTTATCAACACCAATGGGTAAGATTGCAGAATCTCTTCTTAAAGAAGGAGTTTGCCTTGGAGTTTCTTCTCGTGGTATTGGTTCTCTAAGAGAGAATAATAAAGGATATAAGGAAGTTGGTGAAGATTTCATGCTTGCAACTGCTGCTGATATTGTAGCAGATCCTTCAGCACCTGATGCTTTTGTTCAAGGTATTATGGAAGGAAAAGAATGGATTTGGGATGGTGGCATCTTAAGAGAAAAAGCAGCAGAAAAAACATATAAAAGAATCAATACCCTTGTAGACGAAAGACGTTTACAAGAACACAAAGTTGAATTGTTTAATCAATTCTTAAATTCACTATAGTACAAATGTAGTGTAATTTGTTAATTTATAAATAAATATAGATTTCATACAGGAAAATCGGAGAGTTCAAATGTCGCGTGACAAACAATTACAAGAAATGGAAGTAGGCACTAAGCAATCCAAAACTGCTGTAAATGCTAATGCAAAAGCAGCAGATGCGATGCCAAGTCTTTCAGGATCAACACCAGGACAAACTGGTAGTTGGGAAGATCTTGGTGGCCCTACACCAGAAAACTATAAGTCTGATGATGATTCCGCAAAGTTAAAGACTCCAGGCGGAACTCTTAAGCAAGTTAGAGATGTAGTTAATAAAGGTGCGGCTGCAGCTGACTCAATGAAGTCCGTTAAAGAAGAAGAGGACTTAGAAGACGAAAATCTTATCGATGAAGAAGAAATTGTTGAAGAAGAGGAAGTAGTAGCAGAAGCTAAGAAAAAAGAAAAAGAAGAAGACGAAGAAGATGAAGATGAAGATGAAGAGGAAATGGAAGAAGAGTTTAGCATCGAAGAAGATGTTAATGCTCTTCTAGAAGGTGAGGAACTTTCTGAGGAATTCCAAGAGAAAGCACGCATCGTCTTCGAAGCTGCTCTTCGTTCTAAGGTTTCTGAAATTAAAGAAACCATTGAAGAGCAGTATGCACAAGCACTCGCTGAGGAAGTTGAAGAAATTAAAGAAGCACTTGCTGAGCGTGTAGATGCATACTTAGAGTATGTTGCCGACGAGTGGATGCAAGAAAATGCACTCGTTATTGAAAAAGGTCTCAAGACCGAAATGACTGAATCCTTCCTTGCTGGAATGAAGGAACTTTTTGAAGCACATTATGTATCAATCCCTGAAGATAAATATGATGTTCTTGAGAGCATGGTAGAAAAACTTGATGACATGGAGACAAAACTCAACGAGCAAATTGAGAAAAATATCTCCCTCAACAAGCGTCTCGCAGAGTCGGTTGCTGATGGAATCTTTGAACAAGTTTCTGAGGGCTTAGCTGCAACTCAGAAAGACAAGCTCGCTTCACTTGCCGAAAGTGTTGAGTTTGAAAGTGAAGAAGAATATCGTGAAAAACTGGAGACTCTAAGGGAATCATATTTCCCTTCAAGAACAGTATCTCCTTCAGCTAAATCTGAGTCCCTCTCTGAGGGAGTAGATAATGCACCAGAATCTGTTTCAGGTTCAATGGCTGCTTATCTAAGCACTCTTTCAAAATTTAGCAAATAATTGAATTTAATATAATTCAAACGCAAACTGTCACACTACAAAGGTAAACGCAAATGTTCAATTCAGAGCAATTGCAGGAAAAGTGGGCACCTCTCCTCAACTATGAGGGTCTTGATACAATCAAAGATTCCCATCGTAGAGCGGTAACCGCCGTCCTGTTAGAAAACCAAGAAAGATTTTTAAGAGAGCAATCTGCTTTCGACAACGGTTCCATGGGAATGCTCATGGAAGCTCCAACCAACAGTGGTAACGCTGCTGGTGCTGGTGGCGGATTCGGTGGCGGCTCTGCTGCTGCAGGTCCTACCGCAGGTTTCGATCCTGTTCTAATCAGCCTAATCCGTCGTTCAATGCCAAACCTGATCGCTTACGATCTGGCTGGCGTTCAACCAATGAGTGGTCCTACTGGACTCATCTTTGCAATGCGTTCACGTTACCAGAATCAGTCTGGTGCAGAAACGTTCTTCAACGAAGTTGATTCGGCATTCTCTGGCGAGAACGCTGGACGCAACCTCACTGGTGGATTCAGCGATCCTGCTGTTGGTTTCGGTACTACTGCACAATCAGGTTCTAACCCATCAGTTCTGAACCCTGTTGGTACTGCAACTACTAACCCTTCACCATATAACGTTGGTCAGGGTATGGCAACTGGTGACGCTGAGGGCCTTGATGGTTCTGGCGATACCGGTTTCAACCAGATGGCATTCTCAATCGAGAAAGTCACTGTTACTGCAAAGTCAAGAGCTCTGAAAGCCGAGTACTCATTAGAACTCGCTCAGGACCTCAAGGCAATCCACGGTCTGAATGCTGAAGCGGAATTAGCAAACATTCTCTCCTCAGAGATTCTTGCTGAAATCAACCGCGAAGTCATCAGAACCATCTATAAGGTTGCTGAGCAAGGTGCTGTTCAGAACGTTGCAACTCCTGGTATCTTCGACCTCGACGTTGATTCAAACGGACGTTGGAGCGTTGAGAAGTTCAAGGGACTTCTGTTCCAGATTGAGCGTGATGCTAACGCAATCGCTCAGAGAACTCGTCGCGGGAAGGGCAACATGATTCTCTGCTCTGCTGACGTTGCTTCTGCACTCACCATGGCAGGTGTTCTTGATTACACCCCTGCACTTAATGCTAATCTGTCTGTTGATGACACCGGCAATACTTTTGCTGGTACTCTCATGGGCAAATTCCGCGTCTACATCGACCCATATGCTGCTAACCTGACTTCAGGTAATGCAACTCCTGGTAATCAGTACTATGTTGCTGGTTATAAAGGTTCTTCACCTTATGACGCTGGACTCTTCTATTGTCCTTATGTTCCTCTCCAAATGGTACGTGCCGTTGGTGAGAACAGCTTCCAGCCAAAAATCGGATTTAAGACCCGTTATGGTATGGTTGCTAACCCATTCGCGGAAGGAACCTACCAGGGTCTTGGCGCTCTTAACCTCAATAGCAACCGCTATTACAGAAGAGTTGCTGTTAAGAACCTCATGTGATTTAAATCACATAAATTCTTGGGAGTCCTTCGGGACTCCCTTTTTTTATCTAAATAATTAAAAAAATGGTTAGCAATCCTTTCGATAAACAGATAGAAAACCGAAATTTTCTATCTCCACTTGGATTCAAATTTACTTTGAATAGAGCACCAAAAGTTGCATTTTTTGGAAACAGTGCTAACATTCCATCAATGACTCTTGGTGTTGCAGTTCAAACTACTTATTTGAAAGATATCGACACACCCGGAGATAAAATAGTTTTTGAAGATTTTTCTTTAAGATTTTTAGTCGATGAGAATCTTGAAAATTATATGGAAATTTATAACTGGATAAGAGGATTAGGATATCCAGAAAGTTTACAGGAAATTTATGATTTCCAAACATCAAATCCAGTTTTTCAACAACCAGATAAATCCCAAATGAATTTGTATTCGGATGGGACACTTCAAGTTTTAACAAGTAAAGAAAATCCAAATTTTAAAATTACGTTTAAAGATATGTGGCCTTATTCACTATCTACCTTACAATTTGATGCTACGTCAGAAGACATTCAATACTTTACAGCAGACGTAACTTTCAAGTATACTATTTACAATATAACTGATTCGGCTGGAAATAAATTATGAGTCTTGATCTTGATACTGTTCAAGAAATGTGGGAAAAAGATTCAAAAATAGATATGGATAATCTCCATACAGAATCTACAAATATCCCCGTTCTTCATGCAAAATATTTTGACTTATATAATACCATTTTTCTTTTAAGAAAAAAAGCAGAGCAACAAAGAAAAAATATTCGTCACGAAAGATATGAATACTATTCTGGAAAAGCAGATCCAGAAACTTATGTAGAAGATCCTTTTCCCAAAAAGATTCGTGATAAAGATACAATGCAAAAGTATTTGGATGCAGATGAGAAACTTTCAACAGTGTGTTTGAAAATTGATTACTACGATACAATGCTTGTTTATATTGAAAGCATTTTAAAAATGATTCAGAATAGAACATATCAAATTAAAAATGCTATTGAGTTTATGAGATTTAACTCTGGACTGGGGTAAATAAATATTCATAGATGCATGAGACATCGTGAATACAACAGATCTTGTTATATCTAAATCAAACGAAGTATTTTTAAAAATCAATACAGAACCTCACATTGAGTATGAACTTAGAGATCATTTTAAGTTTGAGGTTCCTAATGCAAAGTTTATGCCCCAGTACCGTGGAAGGAATTGGAATGGGGAAATTCATTTGTATGATATGCGTTCTAAACAAATCTATGTTGGTTTGTTAGATAAGATTGTATCCTTCTGTGAGCAATACGGATACTCTTATAAGTTTGAGGACAATAAGTTTTATGGACAACCTTTTGAAGTCAATGAACTTATTTCATACGAAGGTGTTAAAGATTATATGCAATCTATTTGTTCTCACTCACCTCGTCAATATCAAGTAGAGGGAGTATACGATGCATTAAAACATAATCGAAAGCTACTGATAAGTCCCACTGCATCAGGCAAATCTCTGATGATTTATTCGTTAGTAAGATACTATGTTGATAAGAACGAAAAAATACTTTTAGTCGTTCCGACGACATCTCTGGTAGAGCAAATGTATAAGGACTTCCAGGATTATGGTTGGGATGCTGAGACATATTGCCACCGTATCTATTCTGGTAGAGAAAAAACAAATGAGTTTCCAGTTACTATTACAACTTGGCAATCTGTATATAAACTAGAACGCTCATTCTTTGAAGACTATGGTGTGATTATAGGCGATGAAGCACATTTATTCAAGTCTAAATCTCTAATTGAGATTATGACTAAACTTCATCACGCAAAATATAGATTTGGTTTTACAGGAACTTTAGACGGAACACAAACTCACAAATGGGTTCTGGAAGGATTATTTGGTCCATCATATAAAGTCACAAGAACTGATGAATTGATGAAACAGGGACATCTTTCTCAACTTGATATTCAGTGTATAGTTCTCAAACATTCACCTAAAAAATTTGAAGTATATGAGGATGAAATACAATATCTTATTTCTCATGAACAAAGAAATAAGTTCATTACCAATCTTACTCTTGATTTAAAAGGAAATACTCTTGTTCTATTCAGTAGAGTAGAAGCACACGGAGCAGTCTTATACGAAAAGATAAATAGTCAAAAGCGAGATGATCGTAAAGTATTTTTTGTTCATGGCGGAGTGGATGCTGAAGAAAGAGAATTAGTCAGGGAGATTACAGAAAGAGAAAACAACGCAGTTATTGTTGCGTCTTATGGAACTTTTTCTACTGGTATCAACATTAAAAATCTCCATAATGTTATCTTCGCCTCACCAAGTAAATCCAGAATCAGAAATCTTCAAAGTATTGGACGAGTTCTTAGAAAAGGAAAAGATAAAGTAAAAGCAACTCTTTACGATATCGCTGATGACTGTACATATAACTCAAGAAAAAATTATACTCTAAATCACCTCATCGAAAGAATTAAAATCTATAATGAAGAAAACTTCAATTATGAAATAATCACTATTCAATTAAAAAAATGATAGAAGAAGACTTTTATGCAACAGTTAAATTAAAATCAGGAGAAGAAATCTTTGCAAAGGTAGCAGCTTCTGAAGAAGAAGATAGAACTATGCTTATAGTTTCTAATCCAATTATTATATCTGAAGTCAAAAGTAAAATGGGTACAGTCGGATATAAATTAGAACCTTGGTTAAAAACAACCACAGAAGATATGTTTATTTTAAACCTTAACGATATCCTTACTCTCTCAGAATCTTCTGATATTGAGATGATTATGATGTATCAATCTTATGTTAGACAGTCTTATAAAAAAAGTGATAATGAATCTAAATTAACTCGTAAGATGGGTTATATTTCAAATGTCAATGATGCTAAAGATATCTTAGAGAAACTCTTTAAAAATAGCTAAAGCTAATCTTTTCAACCTCCACAAAGGTTATTGTACACAGTTTTGAATACCTTGTCAAGCATTTGCATAAGTGGTATAATCTATACATAATAATGAATAAAACTTATGATAAGTACAGCAGTTATGACCAAGAGAAAAAGGTCAGAGCACTACGTCAACAATAAAGAGTTTCTTGCTGCTATTATTAAGTATCGTGAGGACGTTGAGATAACGTTTATTAAAAAGTTTGGCAGAGAACTAACAAAAGAAGATCGTGCAACAACCTGGGATACAAAACCTCCTATTCCTCGCTACATCGGTGAGTGTTTCCTGAAGATTGCTAATCACCTGTCATTCAAACCAAACTTCGTGAACTACATGTTCAAGGAAGATATGATTTCTGATGGTATTGAAAATTGCGTTCAATACATTCATAACT